TAGTAATACTCATCTTCTCATGCTCGCAATCTCTTTTGCTTCATTATCTGTAAAAATTGGCACAGCATTTGATTTGTGCATAGTGCCAATACCTTTGATTTTTTCTCCTGTGTAAGAATTTCCAGATTTTTTAACACAAGCGATAAATCCTGTATCCAAGGACGCAATCTTAGGAGATTCACGACCTGCAGGAATAGTAAACATTGGAATTTCTTTGGAAAACTTTGTGGATTTATTTCTACTGAAATTGGTAGACATCGAATTAATGGATAATAACCATTCTTCGTATTGAAGTTTTTTTGCTTGTGAAACTTTGCGTTTCTTAGATTTTGGAATATTACCGTGTATAATCATGATATAGTTCTCCACAGAAAGAAGAACCATTATCTCATAATTACTGTATGTTGTCAAGCGAGTGTTGCTTAGGAACAACATTATTACCAAAGCCTTATTTCAAAGGCGGACATACCTACTTATGTTAAAAAAATGAGAATTGAGTGGTAATCTTAGTTTTTTTCATCCTGTGAAATATCCAAATCTAAAGATTCTTCTTCCCACTCTTTTAATTTCTTTTTCACTTCGGAATGCTCATTACCTTTTCTTTTACTATGCAAAAAATTCCTTGCATAATCGTAATCTTCATTATAATCCTGATTCTTACGAAACTTACCTACAAACTTAGTCACTTACTTTCTCCTATTTCAAGGTTTCAAATTTAATGCCTTTAATTTTCATTTCTGGCATATCTTTCATGTCCTCTTGCGAGATGTAAGTAATCATCGCATCAGGATAACAAATCTTTGCTATTTTGAGTAATTGGCAGACGGTGCCATCGGAATCATTGAAAGTCATAATCTCATCTACTGCATTTATATTACTTAATATCTCACGGCGTGTTTGATAGTTTTGGACAAAGCCTCCTTGCGCCCACATCATGTACCAATCGGAATGAACACCCACTATCAACCAATCTCCTTTAGCTCTACACCGCTTCAGGAATTTAAGTTCTTCAATTGATAGTGGATCGAAATAACCGCAAGTTATTATTATTCGGTCTTTTGCCATTAGGGTAGAAGTGCTGGAAATGCCTCTTTAACAAATTTGTAATTTAAACCTTTTACACCTTGGTCTTTTTGGAAGATACCAATAATCACTTCTGCCTCACGGGGTTCCAAAGTTTCCAATAACTGTAAAAGTAATTGATTTCTTTTCTCTGGTGCTAGTTGTTCGGCACTAGGATCGCCTTTGCGGAACAAATACAACTTGCGCAACTGTGTTGATAATTGGTTTGGAGAAAGTCCAGGTAATATATCAGTTGGTACTTTATAATTCTCTGGCATCGCATCGATAAACCATTCAAAACCTGGATGGTAAGTCATCTCTAATACTTTTACCAATGTTTGAGAAAGGTTCTTCTCAATGACAGCCATTCTTTCTTTTTTACCATCAGCCGCTTCAAATTCATCAAATACTTCGTAAATATTCTTCATCAAAAATCCTCTATCACATCCATTAAGTTCTTCAGTTTATGCTCAATAAAATAATTTAGCAATTTGTTCCGTTTTGCCGGAACTGTTTCTTCATAAGTATTTATAATCTTCTCTTTAATCTCTTGTGGAATAAAAGTCAGGTCAATGAGTGTCTGATTTCTACCAAAGTTAACCGTTTCATCATATGAAAAGTTTTTAACATCTTCATTCAAATACTTATCTAATGTTTTTTGTGTGATAGGTTTCTGGCGTAGGTCACGGACAAAACAATCTGATGGTGAGAACATATTAGGAATGCCATCACCTTTATCTCCACGAATAATTTTTTCCTTGAGTTCTAGGATTGGATTCTCCGACTTCACATATTTCTTCTGTGAAGGATTATATTGCTTAACATTTGGATAAACTTGTAATTGTAGAAAGTCACCATCGCTTGATAAAATCAAAACATTTTCATGTGGTGATTGACGAGGTGTAAGTGTACCAATGATATCATCCGCTTCAGCGCCTTCAACATCAATTACTTTGTATGGAAAGTTTTCTTTGAGTTCAACCTTTAACTTGGCAAGAATATCAAAAATCATGTGCCAATCTAAATTCGACTTATCACGGTTCTTTTTACGATTTGCTTTGTAAAATGGAAAGTATTCTTTACGCCAATATTTACGGTTATCACAACATAATACCACTTCACCATATTCCGCTTTAAAATTCTTAACATGGTTGCGAATGATATTTAATACCATATGACGGATTAAATCTTCATCTAGTTTGCCTTTTTGATTGGCGATTTGTGCCATAAGTCCGGCAAGTAATACTTGGTTTAAGTCAACGAGAATCATAACAAACTTTCAATAGTTTCAATAGGTGTCTATTGTATCACACTTTTTGGAGTTTGTCAAATATATTTTGGATGAACTTACTGGAAGTGGTAGTTTTTCTTACTAAGATACCAAACCACTCTTGTGGTATTAAATTGGAGATATATTCGTATGGGTCGGAGAATACCGCTTCAAAACGGTCAACATCTACCAACTTGTCATTTACCGGATCATCTTTGAATAATACCACTTCATATGAATGTCCCATGGAACTTCCACCTAATGGCTCACCTGGATTTTTAAATAAGTTGGCTTCGATATGAATCTGACCTTCTTTATCTCCTGGTAAAAAGAAGATGGCATCAAAAGGTCCATCAGGATCATTCTTTAGTTTTTGTAGGTATTCTAACATTTATTCCTTTAAGGTGTGATTTTCTCACCCTTACCATAATCCAAGTATTGTAGTAATCATCAGATTCTAAAGCACCTTTAACAAACTGTTCTTTAGCTTCCAAATAACCACAATCACCTTTAGATAGGCAAAGATGTAATATTTCACGATTAAATTGTTCGTGTCCTAATTGTAACACATCTTTGCTGAGTTCGGCACTACTTCCATAGTAAGTTTGCCAATCGCTAGAAACCTTAATTCGTTTCTTTTTACCTTTGACTTGTTTGGTTTTGGCAGAATAAAAGAATTTCTTGCCTATGTATTTTCTACCATTCGTCAGATTGGTTATCTGATACACGAACCCGTAATTATCACCAATCAAGTCTTCCGTAAAATCTTTATCTTGATACTTCCAGTTTAGTCCCATTCCGTTTCATCATCCAAATCGTCATCATCCTCTATATAGTCCTCGGATAATTCTTCGATTTGTTCGCCACAAAACGGACACATTTCTGGCAATTCTTGGGATACTAATTCTTCCATATATGATACGCTATAAGTTGATTCACAACTCAAGCATTCTCCTGATAGTTGTTTGTGTGTCATATGTAACCTTTAATGAGCCCAAACTTCACTCCAATCTCCGGATAAAGCACCTTTAGCATAATCGGTTGCTCTATTTTCAAAGAAGTTTGTGTGAGTTGGTGCGTTAATCATTTCTTCTACCCATGGTAGAGGATTTCTTTTCACTTTAAACTGTCCTTTGAGTCCTAAAGAAATCAATCTGCGGTCAGCAATATAACGAATATACTTTTTAACATCTTCAGCTGTTAAATCTTCCATGGCACCCATTGCAAATGCCAAGTCGATAAACTTATCTTCCAATTCTACCATGCGTTCAGCAATAGTATAAAGTCTGCTCTTCAATTCATCATTCCAAATTTCACGGTTTTCTTCTATGTATGTGCGGAACAATTTGACCATGTTTTCTGTATGTTGAGTTTCATCAACGATAGACCATGTAACAATTTGGCCCATGCCTTTCATTTTGCCATGTCGTGGAAAATTAAGTAACATAATAAAAGAGCTAAACAACTGCATACCTTCGGTAAATGCTGAGAATACAGCAATATGAGTTGCAGTGTTCTCTTTTGTAGTGTTCTTACTAGAAATGTCCATAATGTAATCATGTTTCTCTTTCATTTCGGCATATTCCATGAATTCATTATACATGGTTTCAGGCAAACCTAAAGTTTCAATTAAATGTGAATAAGCAGCAACGTGCAAAGCCTCACGAGCAGCAAATCCTAATAACATCATGCGTATTTCGGGTTGTGGGAAATAAGGTAGATAGTTATTAACATAACCGCCAGCAACGTCAATATCTCCTTGGGTGAAGAATCTAAAAATGTGCGTGAGAAATTGTTTTTCCTCTTTTGTAAGTTTCTTCTTCCAATCTTTGACATCTTCGAGCATAGGAACTTCCGTATGCAGCCAATGAGATTGTTCATGTTTAAGCCAAGCATCGTAAGCCCATGGATAGTTAAAAGGTTTAAAATATGTTCTGTTTTCTGTTACGTCTAATTCTGTTTTCTTAATCATTTTATCCTTCGCAAGCAATACAGTCGTTACCTTGAGCAATTTGCTCCATATCAAGTTCTTTAATAACTTGGCGTTCAATTCGTTTAGATACTTTATCGGCTTTGCCAATTTTTTCTGAACGGCAATAGTATAGTGTTTTCAATCCTTTTTTCCATGCCATGTAATGAATAGCATGAATATACTTAATGTGTGCATCTGGTCTAAAGAATAGATTTAAACTTTGTGCTTGGTCAATGTATGCCTGACGGTCTGCAGCAAGGTCAATAACCCATCTTTGGTCAATTTCCATACTCGTTTTAAATACATCTCTTTCAGCATCAGAAAGGATATCGAGGTGCTGGCAAGAACCATCATTAGCAATAATACTAGACCAAATGTCGGCATACTCTTGTTCATCTTTTACTTTCTCCTTGATGATTTTATCCAACCAACGATTCTTATTTAAGAAAGAACCTGATAAAGTATCTTGACGATAAGCATTAGCACGATACGGTTCTATACTAGGCGATGTATTGCCCATAATGATAGAAGAAGAAGCGTTGGGGGCAATAGCCATGAGATGACTAAAGCGTAAGCCAGTACCGCTAGCATCAGGAGCTTCACCTCGTTCTTTACCCAATTGTAAATTAGCATTATTTAATCCTTCACGAATTGATTTAAAAATTCTGTTATTCGCCACTTTAGCCATAACACCTTCGAAAGCAATACCATTCTTTTGGAGATAAGCATGAAAGCCAAGGGCACCAATACCAATGCTACGCTCACGCTGTGCGGAATACTTAGCCCTAGAAATAACATCGGGAGCATTATCAATAAAATACTGAAGAACATTATCAAGCATTTCTGCAACATCTTTAAGAAAAAGGGGTTCATTTTTCCACTCATCATAAGTTTCAAGGTTCAATGAAGATAAACAACATACTGCTGTTCTTTCTTCGTTAGTAGGTAAAATAATTTCTGAACAAAGGTTTGATTGATTAATCTTTAAACCTTTATCACTCAACCATTTTGGCATTTCACGATTACTTGTATCGATGAAGTGAATGTATGGTTCACCTGTGTGCATACGGAGTTCAAGTAACATCTGCCATAACATTTTGGCTGATACTGTTTCACGGACTTCATTTGACGCTGGGTCAATTAACTTCCAAGAATCATCAAACTCAGGATCCAACATAGCCTGTTCAATGATGTGCATAAAGTCATCAGTAATGTTTACGCCATGGTGAAGATTCAAACAACGCTGGTTAGGATCACCAGTCGGCTTGCGCATCTCTAAAAAAGGAATAATATCAGGATGAGATATATCAAGGTAAGCGGCATAAGAACCACGGCGAGTGCGGCCTTGGCGGTAAGCAAGAGAACTCGCATCATACATTTTAAGGTGTGGCATGACACCAGTAGATTTATCATCCGCTGAACGGATGCCGAAGCCGACACCCACGCCACCTCCAAGCATTGATAACCAATTGGTTTCGGATAAGTTTTCGACAAGACCTTCTGCTGTATCTTCAATGTAGTTAAGGAAACATGATATAGGCATACCACGCTTACTACGACCAAAAGAAAGAATGGGAGTAGAATAAGAAAGCCAATGTTTACTGCTATATTCGTAGAGTCGTTGCGCATGGTCTTTATTAGTGCCGAATGATTTTGATACAAATGCAAATCTGTGTTGTGGTGAGGTTTCATCCTCTTTCATGTATGATTCTTGTAATCGTTTAATGCCTAGTTCATCAAAAAGTTTATCTCTTTCCAAATCAATATTAATGCCGAGGTATTCCATATATTCTTGCCTTAAAATGTTATTGTTATTATTAATTTGCTACAAATTCTGTAATCATAGGGAAAATTGGCTCAATCGCTTTAGCGCAGGCAAGAGCAATTTCTCTATGTTCTTTTTGTGTTTCAACTCCACTCCGTAGTTGTATATAGTGAACCCATGACCGTAAAGTTCCATTCATATAAAGTCTGGATACAGTCACACCTTCAGGCAATACTGCTCGTGCCTGTTCTTTAGCAATACCTTTATCTAAAGCCCATTGATAGGCCTTTTGTGCTGCAGCAATAACATAATCTTGTTGTGTTTCCCAATTTAATTGTAAACCAACATCATCTGTTTCTATACTGTTTTGTCTATTTTTTGCGTCCTGTAATCTCGCTTCTTTAAATTCAAAACCCAAATCTGCTACCGCATATCTTTGTGAGAATTCTTGGAATGAGAATGAACGATGCCTTAATATTTGTCTTGCGATGTCCCTAGTGGTTTCAATTTCTAAACATATATTCACCATTTCAAGTGGCGACCAATGCTGATGCTTAATTAGATATCGAATTAACTTCTCGCTTGTTTCATGATTCTGCTGATTACTAGGATTTGAAACTCTTGCACAAAATGCAATCAACTCCGTCATATTCTCAGCAAAATATTGCGCTGGCTGTGTGTATGATAATAATTCTACTTTCATGATGTTATACTTTCTTCCAATTCACAAACTCCATCTTTGCCCTCAAATTTAAGAAGGTATGTTTATCTATAATATCTTGGATTTCATCTGGTGAGAAATCAGAAAGAATCATATCATTGATATCTTTATCTTCCATGAATTCTGGCCAAACAACCACATTGAAGTGATTATCTATGGCGTGTTCCATCTTCGAAACGATTTCTTTGTTACGAGGCTCGTTATCAAAGATTAAAACCACCTTGGACTTGTCCAATGAGTCCACAATCGATTCTAGGTTGCTGTCTGCTGTTGCTACGGCATTCTCCAGAAACATGGAATCAATAGGACCTTCTACAACATATATTAACTTATCGGTATCTACTCTGTCAAGGCCATAAACCTTTTTATTATCATCATGGAGTTTTAATGTGATATAGCGGAGTTTAGATTCACCAAGAGAACGACCTTGGATTGCGACCAAGTTCTTTTCCTTGTCATAAAATGGTATGACTAACCTCTTGTCATCTTTGTGAAGTCCCTCTTTCTCAATCCCAAGACCTTGTATGAAGGATGCGAAATCTTCCGCATAGTATAGTTGCGAGTAAAAGGTCTCCGGAATCCGTCTTTGCGAAACATAGCTCTTAGCAAAATGCGCCTCTGGTAACGAGTCGATTGAAGGAAGTTCCAAGGACTTTTTGAAAGTAGGCTTTTCCGTTTTGAACTCTTCAAATTCGGGCTTAGGATAGTTGTTGTTCCCCGTTTCACCATTTTTATATCTTTCAAGTTGATATTCTTTTAATAGATTAGGATCCACTTCTTTAAGGAAATTATAGAAAGTTGTGGATATGCCACAGTTGTGACACATATAGAAGTAGTCATTCTTCTTACGGAAGATATAACCACGGGATTTTAATTTGTTTTTTTGGGAATCGCCACAAATTGGGCACCTGAAATTATAAAGGTCATCTTTCTTTTTAGAAAACCTCTGTAATTTAGGCGAAACTTGCAACAGGAAAGACCTGTCAATAAAAACACTCATAATAAAAATGCCACTTAAAGTTAATGATTAATGTAATACTTTCAGTAGTGTATCAAATCCGGTGTGAGAAATCAACCATGATACAACAAGAATACCACCGGCAATCATCCACTTCCATTGATTTAATTTTTGGAACTCTGCTTTAGATGCGGCACTATGTTCATTCATGGATTTCTTTAGAGTTCCTATTTCATCCATAATTCTTTTTTCGGATTCTTGTAACTTATCCAATACCAAATCTACTCTTCCATGGATTTCGGCAATATCATCATCTTTTTCTATTCTTTGGTCATTCATTGTATCATATACCTTGTTAAGATGACGGTCGTGCTGGTCTACCAGTTTCTCAATTACCTGGTCCATTTTATTACAGAGAGCTGATAAAGTCAATACTTGGGTCTTTAATACACCAACATCGACTTTGATTTCGGATATTTCGTCAGACATTTATTTTTTAACTGGTACAGCGGTACCTTCTAATTTCTTGTGTACCTTGATTGTTTTGCAAGTTTCTTTGCCTTTAGAATCTTTGATGCAAACTTTCTCTGTTTCACCAGCTGCAAATGCTGGTAATGTGAATGTCAATGCTAAAGCTAAAATTAATGATTTCATTTTATTTCCTTTATTTTGAAGCAAATTTTTCAGATGCAGTAAAACCTAAACCTGCAATTACAATATACATCATAGAATCAAACAAGTGTGCTTGAACCTTATGTATCGTAAACAAGTCTACCATAAAAGCGGCAGAACAAAGCAAAAAAGCAATAAATGTTATTACTCTTTTACTACTGACAGAATTGTTAGTTCCATCGGACAACATACTAGTTAACCAACTCATAGTTCAGGTTGAGGTGGTTGAATAGGCATTGGTTTACCAGTCGAACTCATTGCAATTGGTGCAGCTGCTGGAAATGGCGATGGTGTTGCAAATGCTGGAGATACAGAGCCACCAAAAGAAGGTGATGGTGTAAATGATGGTGCTGGCGCAATCGGTGTTGGTGGTTTATCCCAACCTTTATTAGCGGCTTGTAATGCTGCCTTCTGTGCATCTTTATCACCACCAGCCAACATGATACCAGATAAAGTACCTGTTAAGAATGTGGCGATAGGCGTAATGACTTCAAAAAACTTTGCATCGATTGGTGAGATAGCATTGAGTGGTTGAGTTACAAAAATTAAAGAATATAACACAACAAAAACAATACCAAACAAGGTAAGTGTGAGCACAATACCAATAAAGAATTTCAAACGAGCCATTAATTGCTCTTCTGTATAAACGAAAGTTTCCACGACTTGCTCCTCAATATTATTATCAATAGGTTTATTTTTTCTAAAAATCATTTGCAATTTGCTCCTGATGGTGTTGGTGTTAATGGCTTAGGTGCTTCTGCAACTTTATCTGCTGGTGGTCCCAATCTTGGATCTCTTTGTCCTTTAAAAATATGTTCAGGACAAGTTCTAGTCACATCACACTTTGGCATCTTACAAAAATCTTTATCCCAATTATCTGGATCTTGGCAAGGGTAACGATAACGGTCACCACTACAATAAGCCAAAATTAAAGGAAGCAATAATAAAAGAAATAGATATCTAGCTAATTTTCTATCATTCATATTATGCTCCAAAAATCTGTAATGCGTGCTGATAGTGTGCAATACGGTCATCAAGACCAATATAACCACCATTAATTTTCTTGGTCATTAATTTGATATCACCGGCATCAGCACAAGCATTTAAATTGTTTGTTTCCCAAAACCAACAAGCGGACTGTGCGGCACCTTCAAAGGTTTGTAAGTATTCAGATGCTTCATCTGGACCAATACCAATAGAAGCGGCAAACCATGTATAATTATCTTTACCTGTTAATTGGATTAGACCACGACCACAGTAACGGAAACCATCACCAGACGCTTCATCTCCATTACCCATACGATTAGCGTAAACCTTGTTAGCAATCGCTTCCTGTTTGTTTGGAAGAGCGGCATATTGGTTGGCAATTTCATCAGTAGGGAAATACTTAGGGAAAATCTTACGGAGCGTTGCCGCTTTGTAATTCAAGTTTTCTTTGAGTGCCGTAAATCCACCAGATTCATGAGCACATTGAGCCATAAATGCTGCAATTCTTTGTGGAGTATTAATTTCATAATCCGGCAATAACTGTGAAAGAGCATTATACCATTGGTCGATATATGGGTTCTTAGGCAATAATTGCTGTAGGTGTTGTTTAGTTAGTTCCATTATTTTACACTTTCAAAGATTTGTTTTTGGTTATTATACCAGTCAATCCAAGAATCTACTTTAACTTGACATTCTTTGTATTGACCATAATTAGTAACAACAATATCCACAACATCACTTAATTTTGTTGTTGGATTAATTAATTTTAAATCAGGACAAGCCTGTGTCAATTCTGTTGGAATAGAAGGAAACTTTCTATCAACAGGAACAGCGGTACAAGCAGATAACAATAAAGTCAAAACAATAATCTTAAATTTCATTTTTTACCACCTTTTGGTCCTCTTGCGGATTCATTAATAATATCAATTGCGTATGTAGATACTTTACATTCAGAATCTATAATACTTGCAGCTTCTTTAATTTTAAGTTTTAACTTAGTTTGAACTTCAGCAATTTCTTTGTTCTTTGCAGCAATCTGTGATATTAGTTTTGAATTGGCTTCAGCACTTTTAGCTTCTGCTTCAGCAACTTTCTTTTCTAACTCATGAACTTTATCCATCCATGCTTGATTATTACTTAGACCACCTTCAAACCAAACACCAACAACCAATAATACGATTGAAACAATTTTTACTGGTAAAGCATATTTACCAACAAAAGGAATAAAACCAAAAAATGTAGCAGCGAGTAGTCCAAGAACACCAGCAAAAACAACTAGGTGAAAAATCCAATCAGGAAGAAAATTAAATAACCAAATCATTGTGGAGCTTTTCTACGCTCAATTCCCATCATTACAGGATTTCTTTTTTTAGAAACACCCGGTTCTTTTTGGTCAGCAGGTAAATTAGGTGAACCACTACCTGCAACAGCACTAACTGTATTAGTTGGTCCGCCACCACCGATTGCTCCACCACCCATGCCATCTTCTTTAATTTCTTTTTTACCTTTATGATCCACTACATGAAGTCCATTAGTGTGACCCTTTATTGTAATACCAACATAACCAGCTTTATGCAATCTAGTCGCTTTAGCTAAAGCAGCCTCTTTACTATGGTGAATTGAAGCATTACCATAATCAAGGCTTAAGGCTTCAGTTTCTTCAGGTACACAATTAGGAACCATACGGTCACCTTTTTTCTTCATGCCTTTTGCTGTATATCCTGTCCAGCAAGCTTCTCTTAATTCTTTAAATGATTTCATTAGCAGTGCCACTTTCTTAGTGCAAGAGCTTTACGAGTTGGTTCACCGTTAGGTTTCTTCATTGGACCTTCCATGCCACCCATACGAGCACAGAATGATTTTCTACGATTAGCCGCTTTAGAACCTGGTTTTAATTTTGATGGCTTTGTTGTAACTGCCATCGATAAGTGTGAACCTGGATGTTCTCTACGATATGAAGCAATACCTTTACGATTTAAACCACCTTTAGGATCTTTGCCTGCTTTTCTTTGCCAAGCAGCAGATTCTTCAATAAGTTCTTCATCGCTTACTGATTCCAATCTTTCCCAAAGTAATTCAGAATCGATGTTATGTTCCGCTGCAGCAGCTTCAACCATTTCTTCGATGATATCGAATAGGTGTTCAACTTCTTCAGGAACACAATTAGGAACCGTTCTGCCATTTTTCTCTTTAGTACCAACGGCAGTATATCCTTTCCAGCAGGCATTTTTTAAATCGCCAGTTGGTTTTTTAATTTCTTCTAGGTATTGTTTGAATGTTATCATATTTGTCTTAGTATCTCTGCGATATTCATATCCACCGGTATTTCAGCGGTACGAATGGTTTTACCTCTGATGCCTCTAACTACCTCAGGCAAAATGTTTAAGTATAACAAAAAAGTTTTGAGTATATCAAAATCTCTTTCATCAATCCTATAAAACAATATTCTTGCCGTTACTTCTGGACCAAAAACATTATTTAATAGAATGATATGATTAATAATCAATCGTTCTTTGAGAGTCTTAGTTACCTTATATCTACGAAACAATCGTTTTAGATATTTGGTTCTTTTAATATCTCCTTCAAATTCTGACATAATACAATTTGGTGCTGCATAGCACTTCATAGCATACATCATAAAATTATCTTCATTCAATTCATCAAACATTGTATATTATTCTTCTTTTAGTATTTCTTCCAATCCTGATTCATCTGTTACTGTGGCAAATGATTCATAAACACCTTCATTCAACCAAAAAGCATAGTAAAAATAATAATCAGTATCTCCACATTCAAGGATGACAATTTCTTCACCATCATCCAAATCTTCAAACACTACATTAGGTAGGTCAATTCCAAAATGGCTTAACACCCTTTGACTATTTAACCAATCGTAATATGGATTAACGCTTGATTCATTTAAAGAATAACTAAGTTCCTCATTGATTTTATCAATCTCCAAGGAAGAAACGGAGATAACCGTTAAGTCATCTCCGTCAGATTCAACAAATTGTTGAAAACTCAACATTAGGCGCTGATTAAGATGCGACCGTTAGCAGAGGTTGCTGTAGCACCTGTACCTGTTGCTGTTACTACACAACGGAATACATAGTTGTTTGCTGTTGTGCCTGTTGGATCTAATGTCAATGTTGCAGTTGTAGCACCAGACTTGGTCATATTACCTGGTTGACCTGTTGTTACGTTGGTACCAGCATTGATATTAACCCATGAACCACCTGTGTTGTTATTAACTTGCCATTGATATGTCAACGGAGCAGCTGTGTTTCCTGATGTAATTGCAGCAGTTACAGAGAATGATACTGTATCAGCGCTAGCGGCACTAACTGGACCTTGAACGGCAGAAGGTTGTGATGTAATAGTTACAACAGCATCTTTATAGACACCATCTTCGTTGTCACCATATACATTTGCCAAAGCAACCAAAACTTCTTCTTGAACACGACCAGCACGGCCACCGGAACCTTCGGTTCTCAATACCCATCCAGTATGTGTTCCACGGCGTTCAACAGCAACTTCATTGTTGTCAACACCAAACAAACCAACTGTTTCACCAACTGTATAGACATCTGGTGTTGTGTTTGCAAACAACAAAGCTACGTTTGCTGCTGTAGCTTTTGCTGCAGCTGGATTATCAGGTGCTACTGCCGAGTTAACCGCCCAATATGGTGCGTTAGCTGCGTTATCGTTATTTCCCCAAGATGACATTGTATTTTCTCCTTTAAATGTCCGTTTATTAGTTATTTATCTTATTGTTTTTCTTGTTATTCTCATTATCTTTTAGATTGCCGTTCAAATCTGGACGGTTTTTCATCATTGGGTCAATCTCCAATGTATCTCTTTTATCACCAGTTAAGGTCTTACCACCAGTTAGAATAGCCCTTGCATCTGGCTTTTCCTTAGGTTCTTTTGTGCTCTTACCTGGAGATGTTTGATTCTTATCATCTTTTTCCCAATCGTAAGTATCTTCTTTCATGTTAAACTTCTTATAAAGAGATTTAACTAATCTAGCAGATTTGGACATATGAGTTTTAACTGTGGTATCGTTGGTGCTGGTACCATTGTCAAATACAGTTTGTGTTGCAGCTTGTGGATCCTGAAACACATCTTCTTTGTTCATATGTTTTTCTAAACGGTCAATAGCAGAAGTCATGCCAGAACCATCTTTAGATTGATTCTTTTCAATCTTTTTATGTTTTGCTTCACGCTCAGCTGAAGCTTTACGGAACTTTTCTAATGCTGTTGGTTTAGTTTCTTCATTTACTTTTTCGTTTTTACTAACCAAATAGTTACCAACGGTAGACATATAATCTGTAGCCAAAGTTACTTTAGCCTGAACCCAAGCAGGTAATTGTTTTTCATAATCTTTGCCAATATAAGAACGAATCATGGCACAACCACGCTCTAATTCTTCAATCTGAGTTAATACCATACCACTCTCATCATCGAGCATTTTACCCATGGCGATTGC